AATCCAGGACACGGACGGCGACACCAAAGTCGACACCGAGCAAAACGCAGACGAGGACAAAATCCGTATGCAGGTCAATGGCGTCGAGGCACTTGTCGTCACCACCGACGGACTAGTCAACTTCCTCAAGCAAAGCGGCTTCAAAGGCTACATTTCCGCGGAGTTCACATCAATCCCCCATGGCACAGCGACAAAGGTGCCCATCAATACCAAAGTGTTCGACGTCCACAACGACTTCAACACCAGCCAATACAGGTTTACCGCGCCAGAAGCCGGCCTCTACCTCGTAGAAGCCTTCCCACTGTTTCTTGCTATGCCAGCAAACGTCGAAATGAACACCATGATTTACAAAAATGGCTCTATGACTGAAAGAATCATCATGTACACCCCGAACGTAGCCGACGCCTCGGCAGGGCCTCCAATCTGCGTGCCCATGAAACTCAATGCCTCCGACTACATAGAGTTCTGGGTCTCCCAGTACTCAGGAGGGTCCCGTAACCTATATGGCGCGTCCGAGTTTAGGACACACTTCATCGTAGCCAAGATAGCCTGAGCTAGGAGGGAGATATGGTTTTTGTCTATTATCTGGAAACAAGGATAATTAACGGAGTGGAAGCACCGCTAGGGATTGACTTTATCCATGACGCCATACTGGACGCAGAGGACGGCTTACGCAAGTTAATTCAGGACACCACAGACGAGGAGCACCGTGAGCTCACTAAAGTCGCTAAATCCTGGCGTGAAGCAAAGGACGAAGAAGTCGCTGCCCTTAACAAGATGAAGGCAGAACACCTTGTTACGCCTCCATCCAGAGACCTTGCCTCCGAGATAGACGCCCTGAGAGCCGACTTAGAGTCCAAATACAGGGAGCTCGACCAAAGGATAAAGCAGTTCGATAGGCGGTAGGTGAACTGGTGAAGGCCATAGGATAAGGAGACTAAGGAATCATTTATCGTATCAGAACCCAGAGAGTGGTGGACTGCCCTAAAGAGAAGAGGGTAGTCCCCATCACAGCTAATGCTACTGGAGCAAACCCCAAGAGGAACATAAATGCGTCACGAATTACTTAAAGAAGACGGCTATCCGTTGCTAAAAGAGGACGGCTACGCCATTCTACTTGAGTGGATTAGTCGGCTAAAGAGAAAGATGACTTTTCTACCACGACGTATATTCCTAGCTGTCGGTAAGCGAATAGAATTTGAGGAGCAAATACGACCGACCTATGAGGAGTCAAGACGATGATAGGCAAATTGCGACATCGGCTAACGATTCAGCGTCCAGATAAGGAATACAACGCTATCGGGGAGGAAATAATCAAATGGACTGATGTTGCGACTGTCTGGGCTGCAATCGAGCCATTGAGGGGAAACACATATTTTGCTGCCAAGCAGGCAAATGCCGAGGTTACGGGCAAAATCACGCTCCGTTATCGTGAGCTCAAGCCGATATATAGATTTCAATGGATAGACCACAGCGGTAAGACAAGGATATTCAACATCGTCTCGATCATAGACCCTCAGTCAAGAGGCAAGGAAATACAGGTCTATTACAGCGAGGTGCTAGATTGATTCAACTTGAGGGCATAGACGAACTAAACCTCACCGTACAGCGGGTTGCTGACAACCTTCAGAAAGGCTGTGAGGTCGCAACTCTGAAGCAGGCACGATTGCTGAAATCCCGTATCCAGAGCAAAATCAATCGTGGGCCGACGGGCAATTTGAAATCGGCTGTCATTGCGAAGCTCGTATCTAAGAGAGGGCAGAATCCAGTCATCGCAATTGCAGGCATAGACCGAAGGAAAGCCCCCCATGCTTGGCTCGTTGAATTCGGCGGGCACGACATACGCTACCCATCGGCATCAAAAAGTTATACTGGTCGCAAGAGCCAAAGGGCAAAGGCGTTAAAGACGCCTTGGGGGTTCAAGGCATGGGTGCGCCCTATGAGAGCACATCCTTATCTGCGACCAGCAATCATTGAATCAGCCGATATTATTAGGCGTGACATCATTGATGCCTGCCGGGCATCGCTGAATGAAACATTAGGGAAGACGATATGATTGAGCAAGCATTGTTGTCGCTATTACTGAACGACGATGACCTGAAGAGTCTTGTCGGCGGACGCATCTATTACAACTGCGCACCGCAGGATGTTGAGATTCCGTATGTGGTGCTGTTCAAGGTCGCTGGGCCGCGTGAGCATTCGCATGACGGCCCGTCTCATCTAGCACATCCGCGAATCCAATTCTCGGTCTTTGCGGATACATATATGGCAGCAAAGGAGGTGACGCAATGCATTCAGAACGTTTTAGATGGCTTTCGAGGTGAATCAGATGGGGTGCAAATACAGTCATGCTTATACATCAATGAGGTCGATATGTATGAGCCTGATATTGGGCTGCACCATGTAGCATCTGATTACGAACTATTTCATGAGGAGGTATAAAAATGGGAAAAGGAATCGCAGCACTAGGAACTAAGCTATTCAAAGGGACTACGCCCATTGCGGAGCTGACTAATATCAGTGGGCCGAGATTGTCCGTTGACCAGCTCGAAATAACAACCCATGACTCAGAGGGGGGATACAGAGAATATGTTCCCACTCTAAGGGTTGGTGGAGAGGTATCAATCGAGGGCAATTTCTTTCCAGTAGATGAAGGACAATTTGCGCTCTACGAGGCTTTTAACGATGGCACATCCGACACATATACCATTCAGTTGCCAAAGAATTTGGGATCATGGACATTCGACGCCAATGTGTCGGCATTTGAGATGGGTGCCCCAGTCGAGGGTAAATTGACCTTCAGCGCGACATTGAGAATTACCGGCCCTAGCGAACTGACAGTGGGTGTGTCATGATAAGCGTTCCAATCAGGCTCGATAGAGAGCGCCAGCTACGCCTGACCTTGGGTGCAATGGCAGCCTTCGAAGCGGTCACTGGCAAGAATTTGCTTCAAGGATTAGATATAGCTCAATTCTCCGCGACCGACATGAGGGCCCTTATATGGGCTTGCCTCACACATGAAGACCCGACGCTAAAACTGGAGGATGTCGGCAAGATGATTGACGTTGCGGATTTGCCCATGATTGCGGAGAAGTTGGGCGAACTATGGAATAAATCGGTTCCTGCCAGTGACCCTTTATCAACGAGCCCATAGAACCGCCACAATGGCTGGATTTATGGGCAATCGGAATCTACGACTTACGGCTTAATCCAGATATATTCTGGGGGCTCACACCTATCGAGTTTCATGCTCTTATCCAGAGGCATATTGCTGCCGAGCGTAGGCGAGACAGCCGCACGGCATTGATTTGCGCTGTTCTGGCTAATATCCACCGAGACCCAAAAAGGCAGCCGTTTACGATTGACGACTTCATGCCGGGAAATAAACCATCCTCTGAGCCTCAGGAGCTTTTGGAACATATTCGAGCGTGGAATCGGATGATGGGCGGGAAAGAGACTAGGAGAACATAATGGCGAATGAACTAGCAAGGCTTTTCGTCGTAATTGGAGCAAAAACTACAGACCTCGAACGAGGGCTAGCCAAGACACAACAGTCGGTGAAACAGCTTGGCATCTTAATGACCGCCGTCGGGACGGCGGTAACAGCCAGCCTGACTGCTATGACCGTGAAGTGGGCACAGGCGGGCGACCAAGTGGCCAAGTTATCCGCTAAGACGGGGTTCTCTGCAGAGACGCTATCAGAATTGAGATACGCGGCTGAGTTGTCAGGAACATCTGTTGAAAGTCTTGCTGTGGCGATTAGACGGATGCAAGTCGCAATTACAGAAGCAGGCAAGGAAACCTCGACTACTGCCCGTTACTTGGGTTACTTAGGCTTGTCCTACCAAGAGCTGGCAGCATTATCGCCCGAGAAGCAATTTGAGTTGATTGCAGCAAGGTTAGCCGATATTGAAGACCCGACTTTGAAGGCTGCCATTGCCACAGCGATATTCGGGCGGTCTGGAACCGATTTGTTGCCGATGCTTGCTCAGGGCTCGGAAGGGCTTGAGCGCATGCGAAGTGAGGCGCAAAGGCTCGGCATTGTGTTCACTGCCGAAGGCGCCAAGAAAGCCGAGGCATTTAGGAATTCAATGACACAACTCCGAGCTGCGATATCGGGGCTGACGGCTAACATTGGCGAAGCACTTGCCCCGACAATAACGAGATTTGCATTAGCTGCTTCGTCAGTGATTCAAAAGATAACGGAATGGGCAAGGTCGCATCCTCAACTGACGAAGGCATTGAGCACGTTGGCATTAACTCTTGGAATCGCCACAGCCGCAATGGGAACTTTCATTCTGATTCAACAGGCCTGGATTCGCATTGCACCGATGGTCGGGATGGCTTTTCATGCAGCACTCGGCCCGATAGGGCTTGTTACACTGGCAATATCTGGCGTTGTAGCGGGCATTACGCTACTTATAGATAAGATAAAGAGCC